GTGCCGTCGTTAATCTCCAGCACCTGCACGCCGTGATGATAGTCACTCATCCGTTTAACTCCGTGGTTAATGGGTGCAACTATTTTCTGTTGTGCAGAGCATGAGACGCTATTTGACCTGGCTGGTCAGTGGATGAAACAACAGATAAAGAAAAGGCGGGCAATTCGCCCGCCTGTCCTGATTTGTACTCACTCATTTTCCGCCTGACAATTTACATAGCCCAAATGCTATCAAATCTGACTGTCTGCTTTGAGCGAGGAGCGGACGTTGACAACGGTTTATTCAGTTTATTGAATGAATACTATATCCATTTACCCAGTTCGACCTGACAAACAATGGCATTTTAAAAATTTATCACACAATGATTATTTTATATTTTCCTCAAGGTTGATGTGTTGATACCTTTTATCAATTCATAACGGGGAAAACCTACGGAACACTCATTTAATATGTTCGAATGAGTTGTTACGATGGTTTGAAATGAAGTCTCAATGGAATTCAATCTTTCAATGTATGGTTTAAAAGATTCCTTTGATAAAAAGGTTTCATTCATTTCTATAAAAAGTAGTGTCGGTGTGTATTTGGAACGCTCATTTAATGATGCGATTATAACATCCAATAGCACTCTAGTTTTTTCACTTCCAGATAAACACTCGAAAGGCAAATAAGAATCATTACCTTGTATCATGCAATAGATATCATGAATATCTCGCTCTTTTTCATCTTCACTATCATCATCCTGTTCCAGCTCTTCCTGAGTAGCAAATCTGATTGATTTAAGTATGCCTTTTTTGTTTCTGCATACATAATCAAAAAGACTCTCAAGTAGCACTGGCGATATATTTATGAACTCAGCAAAAAAGTTAGATGTTTTATTATATTTTTTCTTTGAGTAATTAAAATCAAAAAAATAGCATGCAAAAGGAAAAGGACTTGAGGTAATGTCAAGAGAATCAACTTTATAGGAAATCCTTCCGCTATTTACACTCACTTCAATTAAGTGTGGCTCTGGCGTGTGCAAATGAATTTCAATATTGAGCTTTTCACAATTAACCCAGCGCTCAAGTCTATTTATTGCACTGACACTTGATAACCACTCGCATATTGCTGTTTTCCCTGCGCCATTACTATCACTCTCAATAATTGTTATTTTTGCAAAGTCGATGCTTATTGAATCTTGAAATAAAGGACTATCAACTATTGATAGTTTTGATATCCAATGTAATTTATTGACGATCCTTCCCTGGTGATGTTTAATGAATTCCTCATGATATTTTTTCCAACTAATTAGTTGTGATGCGGTAAATCCTGCTCCATTATTTGTATCAACTAACCTTGCGTGTACCTTACATAGCCAAATTCCATTCTCAGGGCTTTTTAACTGTTCTTCTGTTAGCCCACCTTGCCCTCTGGGGCCATTTTTAGCTGCACTATAAATATGTGATGCCTCACCGATGCTGGATGTCTCATCCTCTTTTTCACCTGGGCCAATAGTTATTATTGAACATTGAGGATGGCTACATTGGTATCCTGCTCTCCCAGCAAGTACATTCTTTGTTCTTTCTGTGAATTCTACTCTCATAAAGCTCCTATAAACCTAAACGTTAATCTCCAGAACATTTTATGTTCACCTAGCGATGATGCAAGCATGGGAAAACATAGTTTATTCAATTGAACCAACTTAAAGGTAACTTGCGCTGCATACAAGTATGCATCCTGTTAACAATTTTACAGGCCTCATATACCAGAATTCCTTGAATACGGCATCATTTTAGGTCGATTGCCGTATGCCGTGCTTCAGACTACCACCCCTCGCAACATCATCCAATATCATACTTGTTACGTCCGCTATTGGCACAGAGCGGACTGTCAGATTAGTCTTTACTCTGTGCCATAGATATGTAAGCTCACACCAGAGCTCATACAACTTATTGCGGCATTTCCGGCCATTCAGGATTTGCAGGATCCACACGACTGACCAGAACGCTGTAACGCTCCCATGCATCCAGTCGGCTACGCTCCTCATCTGTTGCCATGTTCAGTCTGACCGCGCGCTCCAGCGGCAAAATCACGGATTCAGCATCTGCAAGAAGTCTGGCTTTCCGGTTTTCTGCCTGCTGCTGCAATTCCTCTGCCGTATAAATGCGTTTAATCACTTTGCCGTCCTTAAACATCCAGTTCCCTGAAATGTCCGCCCGTCGGTTAGCAGTAATATCCGCCACTTCAACCACACTTAATCCATCTGGTCTGATAGCTGTCACATCTTTTTCCATATAGCGGATAATATTATCCTTGTCGTACGCTATTTTTATCGTGTCATCAGCAAAATACTTTTGTTCTTCGTACCAGTTCTTACCATCTTCTGTAAAAAACCAGACAACATCAAAGTCCTTTGTCAATTGATATTGTTCAACCGTTTTTGGATTACCCGCGGTTATATTTATCAAATGCTGCATAAATTATACCTGCGCCACGTTATACCAAGTCCCGTTAATGTATTTCTGCACCGGTCTGTAATATACGCCACCAATGTTATCGGCAGAGTTTGAGCCGGTATCCTGAACAATAATGCCGGAATATACACACCCGGACGGTGCCTGATGTGTCCATGTCATACCATTGTTCGCAGGTTTGTATGTGGCAGCACCACCAAGCCGGATATCCCGGACATAGCGTGAATCAAAGTTGCCATAGTTAGATGGTGATACCTGCCCGTTAACAGCAAAAGTGATGCTGTTATCTGTATTTCTCTGACTGTAAAAATGCCAGCCTGCATCATCACCTAATTCAGCCACCACAGGACGACTTGAGTTTCCCCACAAATTGAATGCGGCTTCCTTCGTGGATGTATTGCTGCTGCTGACCGTGAACTTTTTCCCGCTACCGGCACGTACTTTGGTACTTGAGACAATATCACCTGTAACACTCAGGCCATGCCCCATTGACACTCCGCCATTGGCGTTATTGATAGTCAGCGGTCTTAAGCCGTTCCATGTCCCAAATTTATCGCCAGAGGCCGTCAGCATTAAATATGTGCTGCCGCCATCATTCCTGATAAAGAATCCATAATTGCCATAAGCAACGCGCAGACCATTAGCACTGAGCGATGTAATTTCACCTCTTGAACGAAGACCATAAACAGAGCTGAGTGATAATTCTTCCCGAGCATCAGTATTACCTGTCGCCCAGCGAATTACCTCGCCCTGTACTGTTTCATGCCAGATAGTATCTCCTTCTCCACCACGAAACTTTCTGAGATATTTTTTGCCGCCTCTGGTGCCTGAACATAAGGCCGTAGACATATAGGCATTCTGGCTTCCGCCATCCTGATTAATCGTTCCGGTCATTGAGTCGCCCTGACGATTCCAGTCACGACGCCAGCCGGGGGAGTAGCCGTCCCCATGATTAATGTAAGTGAATTGCGCGCTGGTTGTACCGCCACCACTTGATGTTGTCGGCGTGGTCACTCGGATAGTGATTGCAGATTTAGTTCCCATGACCTCGACGACACAACCAGCCAGGTGGATATCACCACATCCGGTATCCGTAATGATTTTGTTATTTGCATATGACCAGGAGCCTTTGCACATCCAGTACGGATGATTAAATGCACCACGGGAATCCAGCCATTCAATAAACTGAGCGGTTGTCCAGTTTCCGGCTTCAGTGCTCAAAGCGCCGCTATAAGCACGACAGGCACCGATATTTTTCGTGAAGGTATCCTTTCCCGGAATATCCGCACCGTTCTGATCTTTCTGAAGACGTTTTTCAGCATTGTCATAGGCAGACTTCACTGCTTTTGGCGTTGCCGCGAGGGTTTCAGAATCACTGTTGGTGGCGCTACTGAGCTGGACAAGACCTTTTCGCACCGTGGTGGCATCCTGTGCAGTGTATTTCCCGTTAGCAAGGTCATACGCTGTCTTAACCGCCTTTGGTGTTGCCGCAAGCGTTTCAGAATCGCTGTTGGTGGCGCTACTGAGCTGGGCAAGACCTTTTCGCGCTGTAGTGGCGTCCTGTGCAGTGTATTTCCCGTTAGCAAGGTCATAGGCGGCCTTTACCGCTTTCGGCGTTGCGGCCAGTGTTTCAGACGTGCTGTTGGTCGCACTGCTTAACTGAGTAAAACCTTTTGCGGTCAGCGAGGCGTCCGGGTGACGTCGTGACTGTTCGTGCTCTGCAATTTTGTCATCAACGTAATCCTGTGTCGCCATCACCGTTGTGGTGTCAATGGTCAGCTCCACCGAGGCCACACTGCTGACGATGATGACCATGCGACAGGTCTGCGAACGCCCTGAGCCTTCGGCAAGAGCTGGCTTATAACTTTCGGCCATGTTCGCCACGGCAATTAACGTTCCCGCATCATCGTACAGGCCAAGCTCACGCATCCAGAAACCGCCCACCTCCGGCGGAATAACCAGCTCTGCGATAATATAATTACTGTTTCGTTTGTCCTGGCTGATTTTGTTCAGCGTATGTCGCCAGACTTCGTGAATAAGTCCGGTCTGTCCGGCATCCGGGACAGGCAATTTACCACCGCCATCCCCGACGGCCATCGTGGTAATGTTGACCTTCCGCCCTCCCGGTGCGGTTGCCGCTGCCAGCTTTGCTGCACCGGCAGTGGTGATAACGGTTCTGAATTTTGTGCTCATTATTCCTCACTTATCCGGGGTAAACCGTAATTACATCGCCGTCGTAAGCCACACCACCGGCGAACAGGTAGCCGGGAATGTCCCGGGTAATGTTCAGGCCAATAAGGTGGCGGCTTGCAGGTTTGGCATCAGCAATCAGCCGTTCCATTTCCTGATACATTGCCTCTGTGATGCCGCTTTCCAGTACACCAATATCAAGCCGGAAGGTGCCTGGCGGGTCACTGTTTTCCCACCACTCCGTCACGTTGATGAGATAGCCGAGCGGCTCCACCACGCGTCGGATTGCGCCTATAGTGCCTTTATGACAGTGGATGAAATAGGCATCGCGGATAACGGCGCGTTTTGTCGCTTCCGGCCACTTTTCATCCCACCTGTCGACCGAAAACGCCCACGCCAGCCACGGCAGCAGATTTGCCGGACAGGTATCCGGGTTCCACAGTTCACGAATCCTGACCGGCGTTTTTTCAATTTCCGCACAGGCTTTTGCGGCGGCAACTTCAAGCGGTGATGAGCCGGTCGGCAGCA